ATAACCAGGCCATCTCAAAGATTCCAAAGGCCATTAGTGACGCGTCTGATGCTTTCATTACGTTAGGCGATCGCGCACTGGCTGCGGTTGGCGGGGCATCTCCAAGCATCAAGAAATTCAACGATGAGTTGTCAGCTCTTGGCGTTACCACCACTGACTGGAGTCAGGCTATTCAGCAGGCCAACAGCCAGGGTCAATATGCTTCTGGCATTGTGAACTCTTTATCTTCAACGGTCAGCACGCTTTCTTCTCGCCTGGGCATCAGCAAACAATCAGCGTTTGATCTGGCAAGAGAACTATCAGACCTGAGCAATAACCCGTCCCCGGAAGCACTTCAGGAACTGGCGAAAAAACTCCAGGAAATGCAGTCCTCCTCCAAAGATGGGCAGTCAGCTATTGCTGAACTGGCAGGTAAGCTTGTTGATCTGGCAAGAGAGGCAGCCAACGCGAAGATCAACGTAGACAGCCTGAATAAGTCCACGGATAACCTTACCGCCGGACAGAAGAACCTGATCAAACAGTCTGAGCGCAACCTGGCACTATCGAAGCTACAGGGTGAGGCTCGCGCACGGTTGCAGGCTCAATATGCTGCCGAAGATGCCGGATTTGCTAAGGATGATCCGCACGCCAAACAGATGGAGGATGACGCTGCCGCTACGTACAAAAATACGGAAGAGCAGAAGAAGCTTAAATCGGAGCAGAAAAAAGGAGCATCACAGGCAGAAACCATTGCTCAGAAGCTGGCGAACCTGAAACAGCAATCAGAACTTGCCGCCGACTCAACTAATAAGCTGAGCCGTGAGCAGGCGATCCTGAATGCGCAGCAGTCGCTCGGGAAAGGTGCCACCAAAGAGCAGATAGCACTTGCCGGTCAGTATGCGGCCAAAAAATGGGACACGGCCAATGCCATTAAGGCGCAGGCGGCAGCCGAGAAGCTCCTGCCAGAAGCGCGAGAAAACGCCAGCTATAAGCAGGATGTTGAGGACCTGAATACCGCTCTGGCTGCGAAGAAAATCAGTCAGGAGCAGTTCAATCAGACATCTGAGCGACTGGAAGCAACTCACCAGGCCAACCTTGCGAAAATCCGTGCCGATCAGGCTGTAAGCCCACAGCAGGAAGCTGCTGGCGGTGTGGATCCGGTGCAGCAACTGGCGAATGAAAATGCCCGTAAACTCGCGCTTATTCAGGCCTACGAGCAACAGGGGATTATCACTCACCAGAACGCTCTTATGCTTCGCGCTAGTGCTGACAGGGAGTACGAGCAGGCACGCATAGCAGCGCAATGGGAGATCTTCCGTAATCAAAGCGCAGGCAATGAAGCACTGGCGGCGTCCTTCGACGCACTGGCCGGTAATGCGTCCAATGCCTTAACCGGCATCATTACCGGGAGCATGTCAGCGTCTGATGCCCTACGCTCGATCGGGAATACCGTCCTGAACAGCCTCATCAATACCTTCGTTCAGATGGGCGTTGAGTGGGTGAAGTCAGCAATCATGGGGCAGACGGCCACCACTGCTGCGGTTGCAGCATCGACCACTGCTCAGGCGGCAGGAATTGCCACCACGACGGCGACATCTACTGCGGCGGCAGCGGCTACAACTGCAGCATGGACTCCGGCGGCCATTATGTCCTCAGTGGCTTCGTTCGGTGGAGCTGTTGCTATTGGCCTTGGCGCGATGGCTGGCATCCTGGCGCTGTCTGGTAAGCGTAAGAATGGCGGCCCGGTGAGTGCAGGCGGTATGTACCAGGTCGGTGAAGGTGGCATGCCAGAGATTTACCAGGCCAGTACCGGGAAGCAGTACATGATACCGGGCGACAATGGCAGGGTGATAAGCAATAAAGAAATGACTGCCGGTGGAGGTGGGGGGGTGGTAATCAACATCCAGAACTACACGTCATCGTCAGTTGATGCTCAGGCCGGTACCGATGCTAACGGTGGGCTGACCGTTGATGTCATCGTTGCTGACCTGAACAACGGTGGCCCAATCAGTAGCGCAATAACCAGCAACATGAACGTTAAACGCACGCCAAGAGGGCAGGGCTGATGCCAATTATCGATTACCCAGACTGGCTGCCGCTGGCTCAGAAGGCCAGCAAAAATATGACGCTCGATACCGGGTTCCAGACCGATCAGCCAGCGGTCGGCCCGGCTATCTTCCAGAACCTTACTGACGACCTGAAAGTGACCTGGTCACTGACGTGGATATTCACTCTTGATCAGGAGCGCGCTTTCCAGCAGTGGCTGCGCAGCCCGAACTATCTCAACCGGGGACTGAACTGGTTCCGGATGAATATCAATCTTGGCGGCAGTGGCCTGCAGCTGCAGGAGCTTCATTTCGCGCAGATGCCTGTGCAAACCAGTATCGACGGCGGGGTAGTTACCTGGACAGGAACGGTTGTTGCCAACCACCTCTACAACGCCGACGACGAGTTTGACGACGTAATTGTTGAGCTTCCGCCGCCGTGGCCTTCACTGCTGGATATCGTTGTCACTGGTTATCCTGACGGGCGTGACCCGGAATCACTACCGAGAGTTCCGTAATGCCTACCTTCAGAGCTTATAAGCAGCAACGCCCGACGCGCGGGCTGTACGACACTATCACGTTCTATCACCCATCTTTCGGCTACGTCCGCCTTGTCGACAAGCAGTTCTTCCCAAAAACGCTCGGAGGTCAGGCATACACCCCGGCACGCTTTGAAATCGAAGAAAGCCAGCAGAGCGGTACGCCGGTGATCGACGCGACGGTGAAGCTTGGGCGGCTGTCGTCGGATATCAAAGCGCTGATGAAGCAGTGGAAGGGCGCGGCCCGGCTGACGGCTATCACGGCCACGCGGCAGATATTCGACAGCGGCGATGTGTCGGTGCCGATTAAGTCCTGGCAGTTATACGTCAAGACCGTCGATATCGATGCCGACGCCGCATCTGTCACTTTGTCCGTCACCAACCCTCTGAACAACAATATTGGTCGCCTTTATGATCCAGTCGAGTACACCGGCTTGCAGTACCTCTGATTTTGTCAGGAAGGTTATCGGTTTGCCTTGGGCTAACCGTGCCTGTTCTTTCGAGAAAGTCGATTGCTGGGGGCTGGTGGTCCTGTATTACCGTCACGTCCTTGGCATTGAGTTGCACCAGACACCGGACTACGAAGCCGGTGAGGACTTCTTCACCTGCTATCAGGGTGACGTCGTTTTCTGGATCCAGGTCGATAAACCTGTCGAAGGCGGGATATTCGTCGGGTACCGCGGCGCGCAACCTGCACACGTTGGCCTCGTGCTTAACAGGCATGCGCTGCACTCGCGCGGCGAGAACGGAAGCGTGCGCATGGACTCGTTGCTGGTCATTCTGAGGGCATTTACAAAGGTGGAGTACTTTTCGTATGGCGTTGATTGAACTCCAGCGTTTCCCGGGAACGCCAAAAGAACGCTACAGGGTGCCAAACGGCACCCTTTTTTATGACTGGCTGGCGGCCAATGACGCTACCTTTCACCGTGATCTACTGATCGTCCGTAACGGCGTAAGGCTGGGTGATGAAGACGAACTGGCGTTTGAACTGAGTGAGCTGGACCACATCCAGATATTCGACCAGCCAAAGGGCATTGTCGGCGACATCCTGAGCCCGATCTTTAAAGTGGTGGGCCAGGTGTTTTCGTTCCTGGCGCCGAAGCCGGCAATCGCGAATAGCGGCGGAAATACGGTCGACTCACCCAACAATAGCCTGACCGGTCAGACAAACACCGCTCGCGTTTATAAGGCCAAGCCGGACATCTACGGGCAGATTCGTTCTTTCCCGGATCTGATTCAGGAATCAGTATTCGAATACGTTCACCAGACATCCACAGATGGCGGCCTGAAGTACGTCACTGAGTGGATGTGTGTCGGGATTGGGAAATATGACCGTGAGTCTATTCGCTACTCAGAATCGAGCCTGGGGAGCATGGCCGGTGCTGAATACCAGTTCTTCGAGCCAGGTGAAGTTATCCCGCAGATCGTAGAAGGCTACGGGTTCGATGATGTCGACGGGCAGGAGGTGCCGGGGCAGAACGAAGCCAGCGATTTCCCGATCGAAACAGCAACGGCAAACACGGTGGTCAGCGGAACGTACTCCGGCGGCCAGATAGCGATGAAAATCGTGAAGCAGGCCGAGTTCGATTACTTCATGGGCCTGGTGCTGCCGCATGCGGTGACATTCACTATCAACGTGACGTACAGCACTGCATCAGGCAACGTTACTACTGACGCGACCTTCTCCGGCACGCTGATTTCCGCTGTTGAAACAAACGACGGCGCCGTGGTTAACCCGGTGCACTGGTACACGTTTACGATGAACCAACTTGAGGGGCCGCAGGATATCCCGGCGAACGCCACGATCAATACCACGAAGTTCATCCTGAACGATAACGAGGCGCTGGTGGTCGGCCCGTTCTTCTCCCCGGTCGAGTCTACGCAACTGTGGTTGCACACCCAGTCCAGCCTGGGAGGGAAGAAAGAGACAAACTGGAAGGTTGTCATCTGGAAAATTGACGATGACTACAACCAGGTCCTCGGTACGCAGCAGACGTTTACGTACCGGCAGACCACGCCTCACCAGTCGACGAGTGAGGTTTTCTACCGTACCGACAAAATTACGCCTACCGGCGGCTTTGGGAAATACGCGGTCAGTTTCCAGCGCACGGATAACTCTGGCGACGCGTCACTGCTCAAGGTCGAAGAGATCCACAGCATCAACATCCGTACGAATGTCGTTCACCCGACAGACACACTGGTACGCGTAAAAGTTCGGGCGACCGAGAACGCGCTGGGGAGCCGTGAGCGGAAATATAACGCTCTGGTGACGCGCCATACCATCACTTATGACCTGGACACGCAGACGGTGGACTATACGCTGAGGCCATCTCGGTCGTTCGCTGATGCAGTGACGCATACCTGGCTGATTATGGGTGAGCAACCGGTAAGCAGCATTGACCTGTACGGCCTGTACTCGATTGCTGAAAGCTTACCTGATGAGCGCCTGGGTTATTTCGACTACACGTTTGACGATGAGAATGACTCTCTCGGTGACCGTGTGCAGGCGATCTGCAATGCGGCGTCGGTGGTGGCGTACTGGGATGATGGCGTGTTGACGTTTACCCGTGACCAGAAGGTTGATTACCCGGCTGCAGTATTCAACCTGGCCAACATGAAGACGGACGAGTACAAAATGACGTACGAGGCCACGCTTCCTGGCGGTTATGACGGCGTGCAGGTGTCCTACGTTCACCCAACCACTAACAACAAGACTTACATCAACTACCGGGTCCTGAACGGCTCTATCGTCGAACAGGAGGCGGAGAACCCGAACAAACTGGAGATCGTCGGCTTCCGTAACGAGTACCAGGCGCGGGAGCGCGCGCTGCGCGAAACCAAACGCCTGATCTACTCGCGGGTGAAGATGAACGCCAAAGTGTTTGAGGACGGAATCATTCAGGTTGGCAGCGTCATTCAGATGCCTGACATCTACGACAGCAACCAGCAAGGCGGCTACGTCACCGGTCGCTCCGGGAATAACTTCGATACAAGTGAGCCGATCACGTTTACCGGCTCGATGTATGTTCTGGTGACCGACAGCATGGGTAATCCGACCTTGAGATACCCGGCGACAGCACGATCCGATACGAAGTACGGCTTCATCGCAGCAATACCCAACATTCAGCTCAACATATGGAACGGAGACACTGTGCAGCTCCCATCGCGCTATCTCATTGCGACAGTGGAGGAACTGGACAGTCAGCTATGGACGGTCAACAGCATCAAACCGAACACAGATAACACGGTATCTCTGACTGTCGCGGAATACAGCGACGCCATCTACCAATAAGAACCGTCCCCGACCAACCAGACCCGGCCACAGTGCCGGGTTTTTTATGGAATCAATATGGCTACGCAACCAACTAATCTTCCAGTTCCAAGTGAATCCTATCGCGACCTTAAATATAACGCGGGGAAAATTGACGAGTTCGTTACCTCGCTGGTAAACACTTATGTTGACCGGTTCGGTAATGAGCATTACACCATCGAAGGGCTTCGCTGGCTGGCGCAACAGGCGATTGCCCAGTATGGATGGATCCTCATTGACTCGTTCCAGGACGGAGCGGACCTCACACTGCCAAATCAGGCTCTTCGTGACGAAGATAGTGGCGAATACTATCGCTGGGATGGTGCATTACCCAAGCATGTTGATGCCGGGTCAACACCAACTACATCTGGCGGGATTGGCGTTGGTGCATGGATAGG